TTATCGTAAGTTTGATGACCGCATTTGCATTTAATTTCCCTGTTTGGTATCTCACACATTAAAAAATGAACTCATTTGAGCATTTGATTTTACGAAATCAAGTGCTCATTTTTTATAGGAGGTTGCTATGGCTACATCTCCTCAATTAAAATTTGTATTTACCGCTGATATTTCTAATGCTGAAAAGGCAATGAACAAGACTATTGGGCATCTGAAAAGGATGTCCAAAGAAGCCCTTTCAACTGCGGCAAACATGACGTTCGTTACTGATGCATTCAAGCGAATCGGCAAGATCGCTCTGGAAGGCTCTCGTCAGTCGCAGGAAGCCTTCAAGAAAATTCGTGCCGGTACGGGAGCGACTGGCGAAGCGTTGAACGGGCTTCTAGCCGATTTCAAGAAAGTCAACGCACAGACATCCCAGTCCACCGAACAGATCGCTGCCGCGCTGGCTGATCTGCATACCCGCCTGGGTATCAGCGGAGATGCTCTGCAAAGCATGACGCTGGCGGCTGCCGAAGCGTCGCGAATGACAGGACAGGAACTTTCCGGCCTTGCCAATGAGGCCGCGAAAGCGATGAACGCTATGAGCCTGAGCGGCGAGCAGGGGGCGGCGATGATCGACAAGCTCTTTATCGCCTCGCAAAGCACCAACGTCGGCATGGCCGAACTGGCGTCGGAGACGGCCAAGTATTCCGGCGTCCTTCAGGCTGCCGGATTGTCGCTGGATCAAAGTATTGCCATGTTGAGTTCGTTCAGTAATGCCGGTTTGAATTCAAAAAAAGTCATGAGCGGCGTTACGTCTGCATTGAGCAAATTCGCCAAGGCGGGCGTCAGTGACATGGGCGCGGAACTGAACAAGGCTATTAATGCCATTCGCAGCGCGGCGACCGAGAGCAAAGCGGCACAGATCGCCGTCGATGTGTTTGGCGCCAGCGGCACGGCGATGGCCCAGGCGATCCGTTCCGGCCGCTTTGAAGTGGGCGAACTCACCGAGAAGCTGCGCAATTCTCAGGGCGCCGTCCAGGCTGCCGCGAAAGATTCGGGAACATTTGCCGATTCGTGGGCACGGACGCAGAAAAGCCTTGTGATGGCTCTTGAACCGTTGGGCACAGCATTGCTCTCTCTGGGTGAAAAATATGTCATTCCTGCCGTGCAGTGGCTAGGCAGTTTTACGGCTGCAGGCAATGAAGCTGTTGCTATGTTTGGCGTGCTGGCAGTGGCTTCCGGGCCGATTATCGGGAATCTTTCGGCGTTGAGTATGGCCTTAATGACCGGCTTTAAAGGGTTTCATAAGATTTACTCCGCTTCGATGACCTTTTATAAAGGCTCCATCTTGTTAGGTGGCGTGCTTGCCAGGCACCCTGAACTCATAAAAGAAACTGCTGAAGCTACAGCCAAGGCTACAAATGCGTTTCTGACGAACGCCAGCGCGTCGACTAAATTGAATGCGGCGTTGTCTGGCCTCAGTCTGCAATGTTCGAAGCTGATCACCTGGTTATCCGGTCCTGCCGGGCTGCTCTTTGCTCTCGGCGCCGCTGCCGCGTTCCTGGTTGGCGATTACATCATGTCTTCTCGCAGAGCGCAGCAGGAGACGGCCGCCTTCCGTGCCGAGATCGAAAAGCTGGCGCAAAGCCTCGCGGGCCTCTCCGATCGGGAGCTGTCAGTCAAGATCGCCGGTTCTCAAGAGCAGGTCCGGCAGTTGACGGCGCGCTATCAGGAAAGAAAGAGACAGATCGACGCCGAAATTGACCAAGAAAGAGAAATGAATGCAGCCGTTTATATGACTCGTGTAAGCGGTTATCGACCGGAAGAGAGCAAAGAGCTGGAAACGCTGAAAAAACAAATCAGTCAGGAGCAAACCAGGCTTATGACGGCTTTGGGCGAGCAGGGGCTTCGCGATGCGCAAACGTATATTTCGGAGATCAGAGGCCGGTTCGACGATCAGTTGAAGGGCGCTAAAACGGCAGAAGCCGCGCGGGCGCTCGCGGTTGGTTTCGTCGAACAGCTTGGCGCCAAAGCCAAAGAATTTACCGCCGATTCAAAAGCCGGTCAAGCCTTTGCGGCTGCGCAAAAGCAGATCAATGACGCCGCGCGCACGTATCGCCCTGCGGTCAACACAGGAAGTTATCAGCTTCCTGCTGCAAAAACGCCCAAAGTGCCTAAGGTAGCTGCATCCAAAGACGACCTCCTCGAACGCCTGCGCTGGCAGAACAGCGCGGGCTTTTTAAGTGACGCAGACTATCAAGCCGCACTGGCGGCACAGTTTCAGAAGTTGACCGGCGGTAAAGGCTATGAAACGTGGTCGAAGGACGCCCGCAGCGCCTACGATGAGCTTGAACGCCTGAAAAAGTCGCAGGCCAGCAAGGCCGCCGAGACGCTGAAATGGCAAAACAGCGCCGGATTTGTGAAAAATGCTTCGTATGCAGACATTTTGAAAGAGCGTCTGACTGGACTCACCGGCGGCGGGGCTGACTACTCAAGTTGGACAGAAGAAGCACGAGGAGTCTTTGACGAAATGCGCGCGGCAGCTGTTGCAGCTATGGACTCCTTAAATGAACAACTGGAAAAAGGCAAAATTACAACAAGTGATTACACGACGCAAGCCGAAGCACTCAAAGCAAAATTCGCTGAGTTCGAGCCTATCAGTGAGGAGCTAAAAGAAAAGATGCAACAAAACAAGGGCTTTTATCAGACTTTTATTACCGGGATGCAGGATGCGGCCAAAGAAAGTGTTGCCGCATTTGAAAAACTTTCAGTCACTATCGGTACGAATCTAGCAGACAGTTTTGCCCGGGCAGTGGCATATGGTGAAGACTTGGGTGAAAGTCTGCAAAAACTCGGTCAGGATATTGTTTATACAGTTACAAAAATGTTAATGATGCAGGCCATTACAGGTTTATTCGGCGGTAAGGTCCCATCCCCGTTTTCTTCAGCCAATGGGAATGCTTTCGGCCCCGCCGGGCTTATCCCCTTTGCCAACGGCGGCATTGTCGGCCGTCCCACGCTGTTTAAGTTTGCCGGCGGCACCGGTCTGATGGGCGAAGCAGGCCCGGAGGCGATCATGCCGCTGGAGCGCGACAGTCACGGCCGGCTAGGCGTGCACGCTTCCGGCAGTGCCGGCGGCGTGTACGCCCCGCAGTTCAACGTCACCGTCAACAACAACGGCGGCGGTGACATGAGCGACGAGCAGGCAGAAAGCATGAGCCGCGCCCTGTGCGACGCCATCGACGCGCGCGTGGCCGAAGACCTGTACAACTATCGCCGCATGGGCTACTACGGCGGCGCGTTCGCGTAAAAACAGAGCGGCCTTCCCAGATCGGAATGGCCGCTCATATCATCTTACAATTGGGGTGCTGGTTTTATTTTTGCCATTTCTCGCGCAATTTCATGCTCCTTTTTCAGTTTATCTCGCAACGCTCCTTCCTGTTCAAAAAGGCGGATCCACTCAGGAGAATAGATGTGAATGTAACATGACAAATCATCTCTGTCGTCGTAACAGACACATCCCGCGCCCGCAGCGTCGCGTCCAAAAACAAAGATCCATTCGGAGTGATATCTACCCCAGCGTCCGCGAGTTGTGATCGATTGATATTCACGGCCTTTTATGTTCTCTTGTATGTATTGGCTGATCTCGTCCGCATGGCTGTACCATCGGTTGGGTTTTCGCGAATAAAACTGAAAGAGCCCGCCGATCAGCTTCCCATCTTTGACTGCATAGGCAACAGACGGATATTTCTTGCCTGTCTTGGCGTAGGCACAGAAGTAGTAATCGCAGTTGATGACAGGAAGGTCCTTCGATACGGGCAAATATTTTGCGTTCTCCGGCTCCCATCGAGTGTTTTTGAGGAATTTCCGCGTGTCCAGGTTCGTTTTACAAGACTCGACATCAAGCTTCAACGGTCCTTTTATGACAAAGCGCAATCTCGCGCCATCCTTCAGGATCGTCTCGATCGGCGTGCCCCACGGATAGCCGTTGAATTGCGTGAAGTACGCAGTTTCATACTTTTCCCGTGCTTTCGGCAGCGCGGCAGCCGGAGCGCACAGTGCTGCTGCGGCCAGGGCGGCCATGACAAAACGCTTGAACATCACGATTCCCCCTTTGATTTTTGGCTCATTATATCCACTTTTCGAGGTGATGGATATTGGCGACTTATACAACTTTCTCCCCAGTCCGCGCGCCGACGAGCGTGGACCGCTCGCGCGAAGTGCGCACTGTCGGCACGGAATTCGGCGACGGCTACGAGCAGACGCAGGCCGACGGACTGAACGCCCTGCGCGACAAGCTGACGGTCAAATGGAACAACCTCACGATTGCCCAGGCCAACAGCATCGATGCTTTCTTCCAGGCGCGCTATGCGGTGCCGTTCAACTGGACGCCGCCGCAGCAGTCGGTTCAAAAGCTGTGGCGCTGTACCAACTGGAGCGTCGCTTATGTTGAGCGCTACGCTAGCGTGTCCGCCACGCTTGAGGAGGTCTTCGCATGAGCGCCGCCAATGACCGGCTTTTGCAGAAAGAATCACAAAGCCTCGATCCGTCGGCTGTGATCCACCTGTTCACGCTCGACGCATCGAACGTCGGCGGCGCTGTCCACCGTTTCTGCACCGAGCGCGAACCCGACGGCACAGCGGTCGCCTTCGGCGGTCAGTCGTTCCCGCAGATCAGCGTTAAGACGGAAGGCTTCGAGTGGAACAGCGACGGCACGCTGCCGCGTCCGAAGATGAGCGCGTCGGCGCTGAACGACACGTTTTATTCCCTCATCGTGCTGACCAACGGCGCGCAGGGCGCGCTGCTGCTGCGCGAACGCACGCTGGCCAAGTTCCTTGACGGACACGAATACGGCGGCCGCGGCATCAAGTTCAGCAGCGATTTGTACATCGTTGATCGCGTCACCACGTTGACAAAATCGCTTGTGACGCTGGAGCTGATCACGCCGCTCGACCTGCCGCGCTGTGAACTGCCGGCGCGCGTTGCCCTGCGCGACATGTGTCCGTGGGTGTACCGCTACCGCAGCGGTAATTCATGGGTGTACGACCAGACCGGCAACGCTTGCCCGTACACCGGCAGCAAGTGTTTCGACAAATTCGGCCAGTCGTGCGGTCCGGCTGACGATGCCTGCGGTCACACGCTGAGCGACTGCGTGCGTCGCTTTGGCAAGTCAAAAGACCTTCCCTACGGCGGATTTCCCGGTCTGGCACGAACGAGGAGCTGATCCTGATGAATATTGATTTCGATAAATACTATCCTGCTATTGCTGCCCACGCTGCGGCAGAATACCCCAAAGAGGCCTGCGGCATCATCACAGCTGAGGGCTACCAGGCATTTGCAAACACTGCTGAGGAACCGCAGGAGCATTTTGCCCTGCCGGCAGCCGCGCTTGAAAAACTGCCCGGTGCGCAGGCGATCGTCCACAGCCATCCGGACGGTCCCGACTGCCCAAGTGCTTCTGATATCGCCGGACAAATGAATACTGCCCTTCCGTGGGGGCTGTGCACTGTCTCTGCCGACCGCACCGTTTCGAAGCCGTACTATTGGGGCGACTCGCTGGAACCGCCGCCGCTGGTCGGGCGGGAGTTCCGCCACGGCCCCAGCGGCACTGACGGCCGCGGCGACTGCTACGCCCTCATCCGCGACTGGTACCGCCTCGAAAAAGGCATCGTCCTGCCTGATTTTGCACGCGACGACGCCTGGTGGGAGACTGGCGGCGATCTGTACGTGGATCACTTTGCCGAAGCGGGATTTGTTGAAATTCCCGCCCAGCAAGCCCGCGACGGCGACGTTTTTTTGATGAAGGTGCAGAGCGATCGGATCAACCATGCCGGTCTGCTCGTTGACGACGGACAGCTCATCCTGCATCACCTGTCCGGCCGACTGAGCCGGCGCGAGCCGATGGGCCGCTGGTACAAGTTCATCGCCAAGTGGGTGAGGTACAAATGTTGAGACAACTCGTTCTGGAAGGCTCGCTGGCGCAGTTCGGCGGGCCTTTTACATTTGACGTGGCCAGCGTGCAGGAAGCCGTCCATGCGCTGACCACGCAGATCAAAGGCACATATCGGGCGATTCGTCAGGGCGAGTTTCTCGTCTTCGCCGACGATGTGCAGCTGGAAGAGAACGAGACCGGCTTCGATCTCGGGACCGTCTCGCGCATCCGCATCGTCCCCGTTCCCGTCGGCTCGAAAAGCAACGGCGTGTTCAAAGTGATCCTCGGTGTTGCCTTGCTGGGCGTCGGGCTGGCCGTCGGCGCAGGCGGTCTTGCTCTGGGCACCCTCGGAACTATCAGCCAGGGCACGTTCTTCATGATGAGCGCGGGATTTCTGCTTAACGGCATCGGTCAGATGCTGTCACCATCGCCGTCAATGTCTATCGGCGACAGCGAGAAGGCTGACAGCAAAACATCGTACCTGTTCAGCAGCGCCGTCAATGTGTGCGAAGAAGGCAACTGCGTCCCGGTCGTCTACGGCAAGGCGTACTGCGGTTCAATCGTCGTCAGCTCCGGACAGTCGGTCGACGATGTGGACATCACACTCGACAACGTGACAGGGTTGAGCGTCACCGGCGGTTACAACCGCATTACTGCGTCGTGGACGGCCGTCAGCGGAGCTCACGATTATCAAGTCAAGTGGACCGGTACCGAAGACGGCAGCATGACGACAACCAGTACGAGCGGATCAAAATACGGTCTGGCCGCCGGCAATTACACCGTCAGCGTCCAGGCGCGCAATGGCAGCATCACGTCGAAAAACTGGGCCAGCGCCAATGTGACCGTAGAAGAATACAGCGGCAGTGACGGCTATGACGACGGGGGTGGTTGTGACGACTGCGACAGCGATTATTAAAAGGGGGCGATGAAGTTGGAGATTGACGGTCTGATCACCGGCGCCAAAGGCAAGGGCGGCGGCGGCAGCAGCTATCGCGCTCCCGTCGAGGAACAGGATTCGCTCCAGGCCATTCAGTACGTCTCGCTGCTCGATGTCGTTTCCGAAGGCCCCATTGAGGGACTTGTTGACGGCGACAAGTCGATTTTCTTCAACGAAACGCCGCTGCGCACCTCCGGCGGCACGCTGACCCTCAACGACGTGAGCTGGCAGATCAACACCGGCACGCCGGATCAGGAATCACTCCCCTACGCATCCGGAGCAGAGACCGAAGTCGGTGTCGGCGTGGAAGTGCCTCATTTGTACCCGAAAGGGGAAGGGCCCGACAGCGGCAAATACCAGTTTACGGTCTCTAATACCGACGCCACACGCCTGCGGATCACACTCGGGGTACAGGGGCTGTATCAACAGCTTACCGATCAGGACCATGCCGGCGACGTGGTGGGCGCACAAGTGTCGTATAAGATCACGATCGCAGACGCTAACAACGTGACGCGCAAAACGTACAGCCGCACGCTGAAGGGCAAGACGACCAGTCAGTATTTTTGGGATCTGAACTTCGCGCTCTCGGGGCCGGGACCGTGGCTCGTCACCGTCGAAAAGACCAGCGACGACAGCAGCAGCTCGTCTCTCGTCAACGACCTGTACATCAGCAGTTACACGGAAATCGTCGGCTATTCGTTTACGTACCCCAACACGGCCATGATCGCCGTCAAAGCGTCAGCCGAGACGTTTTCCGGCAGCGTGCCCAGCCGCATGTATTACGTCAAGGGCCTGAAAGTGCAGGTGCCCAGCAACTACAATCCCAAAACGCGTGCCTATTCCGGCGTGTGGGACGGTACGTTCAAACTGGCGTGGACCGACAACCCTGCCTGGGTGCTGTATGACATGATCACCAACGACCGCTACGGCGTGTCGAAGTACCTGCCGCACAGCTACCTGAACGCCAATGAACTGTGCGACAAGTGGTATCTGTACCGCATCGCGCAAATCTGTGATGAGCTGGTCGACGACGGATTCGGCGGTCAGGAACCGCGCTACACGTTCAACTACCAGATCCAGGGTGCCGGCGAGGCTAAGGAAGTCATTCAGTCGATCGCCTCCACGTTCCACGGCATGACCTATTGGAGCAGCGGCCTGATCTATGCCCGCGCCGATTTCACAGACGACCCGGTACGGACGATCACACAGGCCAACGTCAAAGACGGCGTGTTCAATTATTCCAGCGCTTCGCAGCAGGAGCGTCACAGCGTCGCCCTCGTCAAGTGGAACGACCCCGACGACCTCGGCCGCACGCACGTCGAGGCCGTCTATGACTGGGAAGCGTACCGCCGCCTTGGCTATCGCCCCATCGAAACGGTGGCCTATGGCTGTTATTCGCGCGGACAGGCTCATCGCCACGGCAAATGGCTGCTGGCCAGCGAAGAAACGCCGTGGACCGTCACGGTCGAAATGGGACTGGACGGCTTCGACCTGGTGCCTGGAGATATCGTCAAAGTCGCGGATCCTTCTTGGATGGGCTATCGCGCCGGCGGGCGTATCAAAAGTGTTTCCGGTACAACCGTCACGCTCGACGCCGCCTTCGACACAGAAAAGGGCGAAGCGTATCAGATCAGCATCTGCGACACTGACGGCACCGAAGAGACAAGGCAGATCGACAGCCTGAACGGCAATGTGGTCACGGTCGACAGCGCCTTCACCAAAACATTCGCCGACAACGCCATTTGGAGCATATCAGGCTCGTCAGCCGAACCGCGGCAGTTTCGCGTGCAGAACATCAAGGAGACGGGCAAGGCGTCGATCCAGCTGACGCTGATCGAGATCGACCCGCACAAGTTCCAGTGGATCGAGGAAGGTCTGCGCATCGAATTGCCTCCGTCGCGCCGTCCGTTGAAAGAGGAATGTCAGCCGCCGGACAACCTCAGTGTGGCAGAACGCACGGCCACGGTCAACGCGCAGCTGGTGCAGAAGGCCCTGTTTTCGTGGAGCTATTCCAGCGCCAACTTTTCTGTGACGCAGTACCGCGTTTGGTATTACGACGCGCTCGGGAACAAGCACAAATCGAGCTGGCAGGAAGATACCAGTTTTGAGCTGACCAACGTGCAGACCGGCACGTGGAAGTTCGGCGTGCAGGCGCGCACGTTCGACGGTCGCAATTCATCAGTCCGGTGGATCACCTATCAGATGGCCGGCATCAGCGCTCTGTCGCCGACGAACGTCGAAAACCTGAGACTGTCGGAATGGGGCTACATGCAGAAAGACGGCGTGCACGTGAGCAACCTCGACGTCAGCTGGACGGCGCCCGGCGGCATGAAAGCCGAAGCCCTCGACGGCTACAATATTTATTACCGTTACAGCCCCACGGCTAAGTGGCAGAAGTACGTCAGCACCGAAGCCGATGAGACGGAGCACACGATCGAGAACGTTCTCACCGGCAGCATGATCCAGGTGCTCGTCAAAACGCGCAGCCGCCTTGGAATCCTTTCCAGCGGTATCGCTGAAGTAGCGTTGATCGTCGGCAAGGACGCGCCGCCGACAGCGCCGACCGGTTTGATTGTCACTCCGTCGGCGGGAAACCGTTTCGTGCTGAATGCGCGGTGGAACAAGATCACGACCGAGCCGGACATCGCCGGCTATCGCGTCTATCTCGACGACGGCGAGACCGCGCATTTCACCGCCGGCGTCAGCGCCACGGTGACGGCGGCAGGGACGGGGGAGCACTCGATTGCTGTCAGGTCCATCGACAATTCGCAGCAGGAATCGACAACGGCGGCGACGACAACCGTCACGATCCCGCAGCCTTCGCCACCCGCGAACGTATCGGCGCAGTCGTTGTCTGCAAACCGTTTACAGGTCCGCGTGAGCTGGGATGCGGTGAACGAAAGTGACGTGGTCGGCTATCGCGTCACGCTTGGCGACGCCGTTGTCGTCAGTCAGACGAAAGACAGATCGGCCGTGATCACTGTGGACGATGTGGGAACGTACACCTTCGGCGTTGCCACGGTGCTGGCGTCGGGAGACCTTTCCGACGCAGCGGACGTCTCCGTTGTTATTTCGCCCCCGGCTGCGCCCGCCGTGATCGCCGCTGCGGCCAGCCGCACCGACCGCTGCACGATCGTCATGACCTGGCCGGCAGTAAACGAAAGCGACATCGCCGGATACCGCGTGCAGTTCGACGGCGTACAAATCGCCAAGCTCACTCCCGATCTTACCGCCAGCAAGGAGATTTCGGAGAGCCGCATGTACACGTTCCGTGTTCAGGCGGTCACGACCGGCGGACTGGTGTCGGCGTGGACGCGCGGCGAGGAGTACTTCAGCGTGCTGCCGGCTGACGTGACAAACTTTGCCGTTGAGCAGTCGCCGCTGAAAAAATCGTCGCTGGTCTTCAGCTGGGACGCCGTGCCAGGCAGCGACATCGACTATTACGAGATACGCCAGGGCCGCGACTGGGGCGAAGGCCGTCTTGTCGCCCGCAGTCAGGGTGCATCGTTCACGCTCGAGAACTGGACCGACGAGGGCGAATTCACGTTCGGCATCAAGGCGCACTGTGTCGGCGGGTAC